CGAATCAATTATTTTGCATTCATCTAATGCAATATCTCTTTGATTTATACTATTAATTACACTAGTAACTTTAGGTCTTGTATTAATAAACTTATCAATATTATCAGTAGTCGGCGACACATTACCATACATTAAATCAATCATTTCATCCTCTATGGTATCATATAAATTTGCTTTCTTTACCTTCTCAAGAAAATTATCAATCATTTTGGGTGTAATATCATATCGTAAATACATATATTCCTCAAATGCTGTATTCATGGATATATCTCTATCATCAACTTTCATATATCTTGTATAGTCTTTGCCATCAATTTTTCCAATACAATCTGTTGTTAATTCCAGGAACCTCTCAGCAATCACTCTATAAAATTTTATATCACCACACCATGATAATATTTCTAAACCATCACCTCTAACAAATTCTTTATTTTGTTCAAGTTCACTATCTAGATTAATACATTTATTATTTAATGTCCAGGAAATTGTCTGTAAAAATTTTATTGGTGTTCTTATCATCTTAACTATTCTTTGTGTTAAATCATATAGAAAATGTGATGAAACAAAATCTGATAATCTTACATCATTATAGGTATCAACCATTTTTGCAACTTGACCTAATCCATGTGGTTTTAATGTTGATTCCTTACTATATACTAATTCATACAATGCTTTCTCAAATTTATTATAATCATCATGTCGCATAATTAATATTGTATCATCACCTGCAGTCATTAAGTTATAATCAATATTTTCAATCATCCCAATTTTATAACATATATATCTCATATATAATGCTGATCTTCTTGTATTAGCTTCACTTGTATTCATTTTCCCTGATGGAACAGTCCCATGCATTTGGTATGCAAAATATTCATTAACAATATCCATATCCAATTCACTATATACTCTTCTAAGATCTTGTTTTGTAGTATAATTTATATCAACCATATCAATAAATTGGTCATAGAACCATACATCTGTTATTTTTAGAATATCATAATGTTGTGTTGCATCAAAACCACTACCATCAATACATACAATTTTATAGTTTTGATATTGTCTAAGCCATTTTTGTATTCT